AGGCCACCGAGCGTTACGACATCGGCTTCACCGATCCTCGTTGCGCCTACGGCACGCCCGGCGTCTAAGCCAAGCGGGGCTGGGGAAACCCGGCCCCTTTTTCCATCTGAACAAACTTTTCAAGAAGGAGTTCAAAAATGCCTCAGTTTTCCGATGACCTGTTCCTGGGCCCAGCCCAGACGTACATGGGCACGGGCATCCGTAACTACTCAACCACCGCAACTGGTGGCACGGGTGGTTCTTCCTCTGCAACTCTGACCGTGACTGCTGTGGGCTTTGGCGCACCAATCGTGGTCGGCATGTTTGTTGACGGCACTAGCGTGACCGATGGCACCTACATCACTGCCTTTGGCACTGGTACTGGTGGCGCTGGCACCTACACGCTGAACCAAGCAATCAACGTGGCAAACACTACTGCGTTGACTCTTCATGATTTAGAGCCTTTTGACAATCCAGCCCCAATGAGCTTAGGTATTGGCCCCTTGGGTCGTATCTACGTTTGGGATGTGGTTCCTCAGGCCGCTGTTGCAAACAACATTGCCGCTTCACAAACTCCTGCCGCCGCTGGTTCATTGACCTTGACCGCTGGTACTTCTGTGAGGTCGGTTGTTACAAATGTTGGCGTTACCGCTTTGTCGCTTGATATGCCTCGCGGCGTCAGCGTGACAACTGCAACTGCCGCCGTTGCAACCTTGTCGAGCGTTGTGATTGCAGGCACTGGTGGTCAAATCACCTTTACCTCGCAAGCAGGTTTGGTTACTGGTCAGCGTTTGACCATCTCTGGCACTTTGGGCGGCACAGGCACCATCACTGGTTACACCAACCCAACGACCTACATCCTGACCGCTGTGACAGCAACTTCTGCGACCCTGACCACCACGGCAGGCGCGGCAGTTGTGACCACCGCAGGCACGCCAACAGGTTTGACCTACACCTTGGGCGTGGCTCCTGTCACCGTGACCGTGTCTGGTTTTGACGTTTACGGTCAAGCAATGAGCGAAGCAATCACTTCTAGCGCCGCTGTAAGCACCGCCGTGAGTGGTTTGAAAGCCTTCTACCTCATCACTTCTGTGAGCGTGAGTGGCGCTACTGGTACTGCCCTGACTGTTGGCACAACCAACGTGTTGGGTTGCCCAGTTCGCGTTCCTAACGTGGCTTATGTGGTTGGCGTTAAGAGCAACAACACATTGGCGCAAGACGCTGGTACGTTTGTCGCGGCTGACACCAATACCGCTACAACCACCACTGGTGACGTTCGCGGTACATACACCCCTGCTACTGCATCGAACGGCATAGTTCGTACAGTGATGGGTATTTTGTTGCCTGCAATCGCTGTTGGGCCTAACGCAACTCGCGTTGGCGCTCTTGGCGTAACACAAGCCTAAAGGAGACGGACATGGGTCAATTTAAACCGATGGTCAAAATGATGACCACTGAGCCTACAGTTGAGTTAAAACTCAAAAAAGGCGGTCACGTCAATATGAAAAAAGGTGGCAAGGCGGAAGCTGGTCACAAGAAGATGGCTATGGGTGGTGGTGCTTTGGACATGATGTCTGGCACTCCAGCCCTCGTTGGTCGTCCTGCTGTGAACGCTCCTGTCCGCTCACCCGGCAAACCCTCGATGGCATCACGTCGCAAGGCAATGATGGCTAAGAAACCTGCCGTCACTCCATCTGGCCCTCCAATGCCTATGCCTCCAATGAAAAAAGGCGGAAAAGCTGAAGGCGGCGAGTCTAAAAAGACTCACATGGCTGAGATGTCGAAGATGAAGGGTCTTGAAAAAGAACTGAAGTCTCACGAGTCCAAGCCTGCCAGCAAGGGTCATAAAGGTCTGAAAACTGGCGGCGTTGCCAACGGTCAGGGTGGCTACAAAAAGGGCGGCGACGTCAAGATGGCTAAAGGTGGCGTTGCTGGTAACGGCATCATCAACACCGAAAAGCAAGGCGGCAAGTACCGCGATACCCTGATGCACACTGCTGAATACACTGGCAAGTCCAGTGGCAAAACTGGCGATGTGAAGATGGGCAATGGCGGCGGCTACAAAACTGGCGGCGTTGCTTTGGGTAATGCTGGCGGTTACAAGGCTGGAGGCAAAACCTCAAAAAAAGCCTACGCGGCGGGGGGAACTGTTAATTCAGGCAAACCCGTCGCGATGCCCCAAGGCGCTAAAAAGCCTTCGTCCCCTGTAAGCATCAATCAACTGTCTGGCACTTTTAAAAAGGGTGGCAAGGTCACTCCCGCTGAAGGTAAATTGATGAAGGCATTTGGGTCTGAGAACAAGACTGCTATGAAGCAGGCAAAGGCTCAGTCCAACGAGGTCTACAGCAAGTACCAAAAGATGGCTGATGGTGGCGCACCTTCCAACAAAGACAAATACCAAGTTGAAAACCCTAAAGCGGTTAGCGACAAGGCAAGTCGTGAGTTGGAAGAGGCTCTTAATCCTCTGGGTATGGTTAAAGAACTTTACGGCAAAGCGCGTAATGCGATGCGCGGTCAAGGTTCTATTACCGATGAAGAAATACTGAATGCGCAAAGGGTTTCGCCAAGTATGGCTTCTAAACTCATGGAGTTAAGAAATAAGGGGCAAGGCTCTGTGACGGAACGTGAAAAGTCCATAACAGTAACCCCAGCAGAAAAGAAGCGCGGCGGACGCGCTTGTTGAAAACGAGTGGGGGCTTCGGCTCCCACTTTTAATTGGAGATAACTATGGCTGACGCAGTCGCAAGTCAAACGCTCATGGACGGTGAGCGCGTTGCAATTATGAAATTTACAAGCACCAGTGATGGCACTGGTGAGTCCAATGTTGTCAAAGTCAATCCTGCGTCGCTAAATCCGTCTGCGGCAGGTGGCGCTTGCGACCGTGTGACCATTACAAAAATCACTGGTTTGACTCATGGCATGGAGGTGCAAATGAAGTGGAAAGCAACCACGCCCGTGGTTATTGAAACAATTCCCCAAAACAACAGCTATCAGCAGGATTTCAGTGCAATTGGTGGCTTGACCAACAATGCTGGAACTGGTGTTGATGGCGCAATCACATTCACTACCCTTGATGCATCTGCTGGTGACACTTACACCGTTGTGCTTGAGATGGTAAAGCACTATGTGAATCCATTGGGTTAATCATGCCAAGCAAATCACCAGCCCAACACAAATTGATGGCGGCGGTCGCACATAACCCTGCGTTCGCCAAAAAAGTTGGCATATCTCAAAAGGTTGGCAAAGAGTTTGCCAAGGCTGATGAGGGCAAGAAATTTAAAGGAGGCGGCTTGTATGACAACATCAATGCAAAACGTGAAAGAATCGCTGAAGGCTCTGGCGAAAAGATGCGTCGAGTGGGTTCAAAAGGCGCTCCAACAGCTAAAGACTTTCGTGAATCAGCTAAGACAGCCAAAGTGAAATGAGTAAAAAAAAGGTCAGCCTTGCAGTTGGTCGCGGCGAAAAGTTGCCAGTTGAAAAAGGCGCTGGCTTAACAGCCAAGGGTCGGGCAAAATACAACCGTGAGACTGGAAGCAATTTAAAGGCTCCACAGCCCAAGGGCGGCGCTCGAAAAGACTCTTTTTGCGCACGCATGAGTGGCGTAGTGGAACATTCAAAAGGGGACGCACCACGCGCCAAGGCATCGTTGAAGCGGTGGGACTGCCCCGGCTGGTAAAGGAAAAATCATGGATGAAGAATTAGGTAACGAAAATAGATTTTTTGTAAGCAAGGATGCAAGCGGCAATCCTGTTTACACGCACAACAATGAAGTTGTCAGTAAAGATGTTTTTGACCGCAGGTCACAAGCATCAACAAATCAAATGAATGAATTGAAAAATAGAACGACCGAAGGCATTGATGATGACCCAGACATCATGGCGATGAGGGAAAAAGTAAAAGCTATGTCGACGTCAAAGAAAACTCAGAAAAAAGCCAGTGGCGGAAAAATCAATTTGGCTGATTGCAAAGTAAACACTGCACAGAAAAACCCTTCCAATTCACGGTGGTAAGACATGGCTTACTCTGACACCTACGGTCAAACGGTCAATGTTCAGACACTGATTGACCACGGCGCTCGTCGGTGCGGGAAGCTGGCGGAAGAACTGACTTCTGAGCAGGTCGTTTCCGCTCGTCAATCGCTTGGGTTCTTGCTGTCCAACCTCATCAATCGCGGCATCCAATATTGGTGCATCAGCAAAGAGGTTGTGGGGCTGACCCCTAACAAGTATCAATACACCCTGCCTGACGGGGCTGTAGACACGCTTAACGTGCTGTATCGCACAATGAACCGCCCTGTGGGTGCGTACACCTCCTCTGTTGGTGGAGTGGTTGCAAACCTCTACGATGGCGACATTGACACCTACACCCAGCAGACTTCGGCAAACGGGAACTTCACGGTCAATTACGGCACGACAAACCCTATCTACGCAGGCTCCATTGGCTTCTTGCCCTACATAGCTGGTGGTGGGTCAGCGACGTGGAATATATCGCTCCAATACTCATCTGATGGGGTGACTTACACCACGCTGGAAGACCTTGGGGCAGTCGCAGTGACCGACAACACATGGGTGTGGACGGATATAGACCCCGGTCAATCCGTTGCCTTCTACCGCATTGTTGCCTCTGGCGGCACGACTTTGGCTCTGCGCGAGTGGTACATCGGCAACAACAGCACCGAAGTGATGATGTCTCGCCTGAACCGTGACGACTACACTAACCTTCCAAACAAGAATTTCACAGCGAACCAACCATTTCAATTTTGGTTTGACCGCACTATTCCGAATCCCACGATTTACCTGTGGCCTACCCCCAGCAATGCATTCGTGCAGATGACTGTGTGGTACTCCACCCAAATCATGGACGTGGGCGCTTTGACTGACGAATTGCAGATTCCTCAGCGTTGGTACGAGGCGGTGGTGTTCATGTTGGCTCATCGTATGAGCCTCGAACTCCCGCAAGTTCCAATGGACAGGGTTGGCTATCTGGAGAAGATGGCTGAAAAGTACCTGTACGAAGCAGAGCAGGAAGAGCGCGACAAGTCACCAATTTACTTTGCCCCTAACATTTCCGTGTACACGAGGTAACGGATGCCTATTTTCTTGGACACAACGGGACTGACTTCACTTGCTATCGCGGTGTGCGATAGGTGCAAGATGAAGAAGCCGTATGTGAATCTGAGACCTGATGGCAACTCCCCCGGTCTCCGCGTCTGTGGCGACGGCTGTTGGGACACCCTTGACCCCTACCGCTTGGCGGCACGCAAAACCGAAAGGATTAACCTTCGCTTTGCACGACCTGATGTGAGTGTTGCGGCTAACGACAATTTTCTGATGACTGGCGGAACAAGCGAGTTCCAAATTTCGACCGAACAAAACACCCAGACTCCTACAAACACGGGGAACAAGGACACCATTGCGCCAAGCCCCCCAGACAATACGAGTACCTAAATGTCCGCACAAGTAACCATACTTCAACTCCCAGCCGCTGGTGCTATCACAGGCACTGAGTCAGTTCCTATTGTCCAAAATGGGGTGACAGTCCAAACTACGACTGCGGCACTTGCTGGCTCACCTGTCCAGACTTACAGCTATTTGACGGTTTCTCAAA